TACATGGATTAACTAAATTTAGTATGGAAGATGCTCCGCCAAATCAATTTTTCTTAGAATATATAGCAAGACCTGATACTGCTGAAACATTCTTTGAAGACGTTTTAATGGCGTTAGTTTTTTATGGCATGCCAATACTAGCTGAAAATAATAAACCAAGATTATTATATTATTTAAAGCGTAGAGGCTATAGAGGTTTTAGTATTAATAGACCTGACAAGCTATATAATAAGCTATCTCCAGCTGAAAGAGAAATAGGTGGTATACCTAACTCAAGTGAAGATATTAAGCAAGCGCACGCTGCTGCTATAGAATTTTATATAGAAAACCATGTAGGTGCACTTGAAAATGGTTATGGAAATATGTATTTTCAAAGAACATTAGACGACTGGTCTAGATTTAATATAAATGCTAGAACAAAATATGATGCATCTATTAGTTCTGGTTTAGCTATTATGGCTTGTAATAAAAATAAATATAGACCTATACCACTAAGAACTAGAAAAGAAATTAACTTAGGAATAAGAAGATACAACAATGACGGATCTATGTCACAAATAATATAATGCATGAAGATAACGAATACTTATAGCTCTTTCCCAGATCAGGTAGTACCTGATGAGGTTAAATCAAGCATGGACTACGGCAAGCAAGTTGCTCAAGCTATAGAAGGCGATTGGTTTAGCGGGACTAGGTCTGGAGTTGAAAACAGATTTAATACTAATTACAATAATTTTAGAATGCGTAGGTTGTATGCTAGAGCAGAACAACCCGTGCAAAAATATAAAGACGAGTTAGCTATAAATGGTGACTTAAGCTATTTAAATTTAGACTGGAAACCAGTTCCTATAATACCTAAGTTTGTAGATATAGTTGTTAACGGTATGGACGATAAGCTATATGATATAAAAGCTTATGCGCAAGACCCAGAATCAAGACGAACAAGATCTAAGTATGCTAAAGACATATTAAGAGATATGCAAGCTAAAAGTTTTTTAACAGAAATACAAAACACTCTTAATTTAAATATGTTTAACTCTGAAGATCCTGAAGAGTTACCAGAAAATAAAGAAGAATTAGACTTGCATATGCAGTTGAGCTATAAACAGGCTAGTGAAATAGCTGCTGAAGAAGCTATCAATAATACACTAGCTTACAATAAATATGATTTAACTAAAAAAAGAGTTATTGAAGATTTAGTAGTATTAGGTATTGGAGCTGTTAAAACAAATTGGAATAAATCTGAAGGTGTTACTGTTGAATATGTTGATCCGTCGCGTATGGTGCATTCATATAGTGAAGATCCTAACTTTGAAGACTTGTGGTATGTAGGTGAAGTAAAGCCTTTATCTTTGGCTGAGTGTAAAAAACAATTTCCCAACTTAACAGATTCAGAATTAGAAAGACTAGAACAGTATCAAGGTAATAGTAGCTTTTTATACAACTGGAACGGCAGAAGAGATGGTAATGCTATTTATATTTTGTTTTTTGAGTATAAAACATACAGTGAACAAGTATTTAAGATTAAAAAGACTGCAACAGGTTTAGAAAAATCATTAGAAAAACCAGATACTTTTAATCCTGAGTCTAACGATAACTTTGACAAAGTTAGTAGATCAATAGAAACACTATACAGTGGTGCTAAAGTTTTAGGTTATGATATGATGCTAGAGTGGAAGTTAGCTGAAAATATGACTAGACCAAAGTCTAATTTAGTTAAAGTTAACATGAACTATAATATATGCGCACCTAAACTTTACCAAGGTAGAGTTGAAAGTTTAGTAAGTCGTATGATGGGATTTGCTGATATGATACAGCTGACACATTTAAAAATACAACAAGTAATATCTAAAGTAATACCAGATGGTGTTTATTTAGATGTAGATGGGTTAGCAGAAGTAGATCTTGGCAATGGTACTAGCTATAATGCTAAAGAAGCTTTAAATATGTATTTCCAAACTGGTAGTATATTAGGTAGATCAATGACAACAGAAGGTGATCCTAATCCTGGTAGAATACCAATACAAGAATTAGTAAAGAGTGACGGCGGTGGCAAAGTAAATTCTTTAATACAAACTTATCAGTATTATTTACAGATGATAAGAGATGTAACGGGATTAAACGAAGCAAGAGATGGTAGTGTTCCTAACTCTGATTCTTTAGTGGGATTACAAAAACTAGCTGCTGCTAACTCTAATACAGCAACTAAACATATATTAAATTCTTATTTATACTTAACAGTTAAAACCTGTGAAAATGTAGTATTAAGAACATCTGACAGTATAGAGTTTGCTTTAACTGAAGAAGCTTTAAAGAATAGTATATCTACTTGGAGCGTTGGTCAATTAGCAGATACCTCTCAAATACACATGGCTGATTTTGGTATATACTTTGACTTAATACCAGATGAAAGAGAAAAAGAACAATTAGAAGCTAACATACAAGCAGCACTATCTAGCGGTAGTATAAATCTAGAAGATGCTATAGATATTAGATCTATAAATAATCTTAAGCTAGCTAATCAGATGATTAAGCTAAAACGCAAGAAAGCTGCTGAAGCTGCGCAAGCCGCACAACAAGCTAATATACAAGCGCAAGCCCAAGCTAACGCACAAGCAAGTGAGGCTGCTGCATTAGCAGAAGTTCAAAAGCAACAAGCTATACTAGATACTAAACTGAAGTTTGAAAAAGGTAAATCTGGTTATGAAATAGAGCGTATGCGAGTTGAGTCACAAATTAAACGAGAATTAATGGATTTAGAATTTAATTATAACATGCAGCTTGGTGAACAAAAGATTATAAAAGAAAAACAAAGAGAACAAGACATAGAAAACAGAAAAGATAAACGTGCTAAAATAGTTGGCACACAACAAAGCGCTATGATAGATCAAAAGAAAAATGATCTAACACCTATAGACTTTGAAGATGAGCAGGGAGCAACTGCTTTGAATATTTAATTATTTATATTATATTATATTATGGCAATAAAAGAAAAAGTAGACCTGCCTGTAAACGAAGAAAAGGAAGGTTTAAAAATAAAGAAAAAGCCTGGTAGACCTAGAAAAATGGTAGAAAAGCCAGCGGTAACAAAAGTTGAACTAAACAAAAAAGAAGATGCCGTTCAAGAGCAAAGCACAGGAGTCGTGGATGAGAATAAACAAACCAAAGCTTTGGAAAAAGTGGAGGAGAGAACACCCGAACCAAAACTTGAAGAGTCTACGCCGGAGAGTAAAGAAGAAGTAGTAATAGAAGAAACTGTAAAAGAAGAAGCTAAAGAACTACAAAAAGAAGCTCAAGAAGCTATACGAGACGAAAAGGTAGCAGGTACACAATTACCAGAAAACATAGAAAAATTAGTAAACTTTATGTCTGAAACAGGAGGAACTGTAGAAGACTATGTTACGTTAAATAAAGATTATAACAAGTATGATGATAATCTACTTGTAAGAGAATATTATAAAAAGACTAGACCACATCTTAATGATGAAGAAATAAATTTTGTTATGCAAGATAATTTCTTATATGATGAAGAAGTGGACGAAGAAAGATTTGTACGTAAGCAAAAACTTGCATACAAAGAAGAAGTTGCGAAAGCCAAGAACTTTTTAGAGCAAATGAAAAGTAAATATTATGATGAAATCAAGTTGAGGCCATCTGTTACTAATGAGCAGAAAAAAGCTATGGACTTTTTCCAACGATACAATAAAGAACAAGAAACATTATCCCAAGCTAGGAATGAGTTTTTAAACAGTACTAAGAGTTTTTTTACTAATGATTTTGAAGGTTTCAATTTTGAAGTTGGTGAAAAAAGATTTAAGTATAAAATAAATAACCCATCCGCTATGATAGACACTCAAAGTGATGTAGCTAAAATTATAAGTAAATATACTGATGATTCTGGAAGCATTGTAGATATGAGCGGTTATCATAAAGCATTATACGCGGCGAGGAATGTTGATAAATTAGCAGAGCATTTTTATGAGCAAGGCAAAGCCGATGCTACTAGAGATATTGTTGCTAAATCTAAAAACATTAGTCAAGATCCAAAACCAATGGATACTGGTGAAACATTACCTAATGGTTGGAAGATTCGTGCTATAAGCGGTGTTGATAGTTCTAAATTGAAAATTAAGAAAAAATCATAATAATAAAAACAAAATAAAATGAGTTTTGTAAACACAGGATCGTTCCCTGCTTCAATTAAGCCGATGCCAAATCAGGTTACCGTACAGGATAACTATATTGATTTTAACGACGGTTCATTTAATCAGTGGGCGCAACAATATCTACCAGAGCTTTATGAGCAAGAGGTAGAAAGATATGGAAACAGAACATTATCTGGTTTCTTAAGAATGGTTGGCGCTGAAATGCCGATGACATCGGATCAAGTTGTTTGGTCTGAACAAAATAGATTACACATTGCATATAATGATTGCTCTGTTGCAGCTAACGCTGGATCTAGT